GTGGCTTACCCCGCAAAGTCGATCGCGAACGCCTTCCTTGTTTACGCGAGGAACCAGGGCGACGAGCTATCCAACATGAAGCTCCAGAAGCTTCTGTACTTCGCGCACGCGATCTACTTGGCCCAGCATGGGCAACCACTGATCGGCGAGCATCCGCAGGCTTGGCTCTATGGTCCGGTCTACCCGTCCGTCTATCACAATTTCAAGGATTGCGGATCCGGCCCGATCCGAACGTGGGCGACGGATTTTGAGTGGCAGAACGGCGTGCCGAATTTCACAACGGTCGGAACGCCGGCGGATCCCGCTGTGCAGAATTTCTTGCAGTCCATCTGGAACACCTACGGACATCAGTCAGCGATCTCGCTCTCTGCCCTTTCGCATGTACCAGGCGGCCCTTGGGATGTAGTGCGTCGTCGTACGTCCGGAGGTAAGGATGCTGAGATACCTGATGATCTCATCATGCAATATTTTTCCGGTGCCTTGGCCGAGTCGGCTCGAACGTCTGCTGGTTAATTCGCATGAGTCAGGGAGGACAGGGAAGCTCGGATATACCACCTGGCGCTCCTCGCCCGGACGTCACCACAGAATCTTTGCTCGCGAAACTCATACTGTTTCAGCAAAGCAAGGTAACCCGGTCTTCGACTGGGGTTTCGGAAAAGACCGAATCGGAAACCTACCGTAAAGCGTTCGAAGACAACGAAGCCCAAAAGCACCTCCATAGAGGCATGCTGACTCCCGCACTGCGGAACATCACGCAGTTCTGGATGATTGCAGTCGTACTCCTCCTCGTCTGGCAGGGCTTCGGCTCGAAAATAGGCTTTTTCCATTTGTCGGATAGCGTGCTTATCACGCTCCTCACCACGACGACTGCGAACGTGCTTGGCTTGTTCTATTTGGCCTTGAAATACCTATACGCGAACCCGGAGTTTAAAGCGCCGGATATCTCATCCAAGGCGCCTGCAACTAAAGCGCCAGATCCTACGCAAACGCCGTCAGTCTGAGCGGTTTTCGCAGTCGCCTGCCGTGAGACTTTAGCCATTTAGCATCGCCGGATCGTCACAGGGCCGAGCGAATGCGCCAGCGATATCCCACGACAAACCGTAGTCGCGCCAGCGGCACCGCAGATAGCCGCCTCTCCAAGCGCGGCTACTGCACCACGCACAACGAATCCTTCAACCAGTACATGCGGGCTGGTAGCCGCACCGTACCGACCCACGCGTCCCGCACGTGCCGCGCACTCCGCCGGGCCGACGGCGAGGCGAGGCTGGACACCCTCACAAAGTAGATACGAGAGAACTAAAACTCCCGTAGACTCCCCTCACAGCCTTTGCGGGGGAAGGGTCGGTGTACGTCATCATCTGCATTCTCGCGACGATCTCCATCGTCCTGGCTCTGCTGGGCCTCGTCGTTTACGCCAGGACCAAGCATATCGGCATGCTCCTATCGTCAATCGTGTCGATCACGTTTTCGGTCATGGCCATCCACTTTGCCTCGTTCTGGCCTCTCGTCATCGGTTTCGCTGCAAACTGGGGCCTGAGACTCGCCGGCCTCGATCCCGGCGCTCCAAGGCGGTAATTGACGATATCGGCCATGTGGTAGCCATCATCAACCTACCTCGTCAATTGCTGACGATGCGTTTGCCGGGGGCCGAAGCCGCTTCGGTCAAGACATGAAGGCATACTCGCTCACTCGCACCGGCCTATTGCCGGACAGATCAGCCTTCACGGTTGCGGGTTGGTTGAAACCAAGCTCCCTCGCCGATTTCATAGCAATGGCATAGGTTTTGCACCCTTCGAAAGCCGAATGGGATAGCAGGGCAGCGATCTCACGAATGGAGAACAGCGAACTACTACTACCCTCACATCGATAGGGTCACTGTCGGTACTCACCCCAAGGAGATCGACATGAACAATGACAACCGCAATCCGAAATCGAATGCGACGACCACGCAATCCGACCAGCCGAAGCGCGATGACGACAAGAAGGTAGCCGGCGTGCCCGGTGAGCACGACAAGAAGCAGAGCAAGGAAGGCGGCGATAAGTCCCAAAGCTCGCAGAAGTAATATCAACTAGCGAGCGCGGTGGTCGAGCACCGTTCCGTGAGTCGACCTAACGATGCCAAGCCTTGAAGCCGCCATAATGACGCATGCCAGTCTTGTACTGGACGTGTTTGCATTGGATGCCGCCACTATCAATGGCGATTTTGACGAAGCGAGATTTCTCGCCTCCAGCGTTGCCAGCGCCGCAACGAGATTTAAGCTATGGGATGTAGCCCGAGCAGCCAACCAGCTTGCACTTGTGTTGAACGCGACCAGCACGCTTGACCATCCAACCGTCTATGCCGAGCTCACGCATCTAAATGCCGCGCTAGACGCGGCAGACCCAGACCCTGAGCACTCGGCAAGACTGTAGTGCGCACTCGGCAAGACTATAGCGATCACATCACCATCGTAATGCGCAACGATTGGCTCAAATGCCCAAGCACCTAGGCTACAACCCGTGACAGCGTACTTCGGCAGAGTGCGACACGAGGAAGGCCCGAAGTGCCAAGCCGAGCGGTACGAAGCCGTGCTTTTCAGCGGCATCAGGGGGCGAGCTGCTCGCCAGTGGCCTGCTCGTGCTGTTCCGCTCGCACACTCGCCGCTCGCACTTCGAACAGAAGCGCGCCGACTGCGAAATCGACATCTGCCCTCGGTTGGCCGCGCTCAATGGCATGCCTGACCCTGTACGCCTGCGCCACGACGCCAAACCACCGCGCGGTGACGGCGAGACCGACAATCGTGTCCAAGGCGGCGCAAACGGCCGCTCCGTCGTTCTCGGCAAGGCCGAGCTCGATTAGCGGCAGCGCCTCGGTGATGAGGTCATCCGGTTGGAATACCTGACTAGACATGTTCTCTTCGGATCATTGATGGCCCATGCGCGCCTGATCGCAGGCTGTCATCCGCACGATACGCGAAAGGTACGCGTTTGGATTCACCCGAGCCACGGCCTATTCAGGACCTGTCTTCCGAGCCTTTGGGCGTCCGGACCCTGCCCCGATGCAAATAAGACGGCTTCTCGTGCCGGCGTCGGCACGCCACGCACGTCTCAGCCCCATATGGATACGACCGTAACATCTCGGCGGCCAGGCCCTCAACGATCCGAATTGTGGATCCTGTGCGAGTCCCTCCAGGCGATGACCTCTTTCGCGACCCAAGACGCGGGGCGTACCGATACCCGTGCCGGAAAGTCAGGGCGACACGCGTGCCGTTCGAGGACCTGTCGCCCACTACACCCGAGAAGAAGCCCGACCTCCCCTGCACTCAGAGCCAGTTCTTCAAACGGGACCCTTGACTCTTCCGTCATGCACTCTCGCCGAATCAGTATTGGCAATCTATCCTACCCCGCAGCAAAATATTCCGGAGGTGAGGCGAATGTTCTGGGACACCTCGATTGAGCAGGATCGTGACGGGTATTGGGTCATGGCCTACGTTGGCAACCCCTACGACTACCAGCGATTTGGCCCCTACGCTTCACAGGACGAAGCCGACGCCGCTCAGTTGCAAGCGCGCATCGAGCTGCACCGTCGACATGGATCGCCTACCACCATTTAAGCTGGGTGCGAAATATGGATGCTTCATACGAAGCACGGATACTGCTGATCACCGAACTGGCCGCCGACGGGATGGCCATGAACGATGCTGCCCTAGCGAGCGACTGGGACGAGGCACGGTTTCGCGCATTGCTTATCGGAGCAAAAGCGGAAGAGGCATCGCTAAACGCCATAATCCGAGCCGCGAGGTATGTGCAAGCCGCCCTCGGACCGACGGGACCCGTCCCGAGCCGAAACTACGGAAAGGCCATGCTTGACCTAGCAAACGTCATCGGCTTCGAGCTTGAACAAGTCGCCCACATACCGTTCGGCTAATCACGTTTTGCGGCGCCTGATCGCCTCGCGTACAGCTTCGGGATCCTGCCCTACCCTTTCCACGATCCGCTTAAGATCGACCGACGAAATATCGAAAAGCCGGGACCACAGCAGCAGGCCGATCTCATCTGCTGGGTCAATAGTCGTCACTCGCTTGAAGCCACTGTTGCCATCCTTATCGCACATACTGCCCTCCGCACGAGCCGCTAAGTTACGGAGGAATAAATGATAAATTGCGGAATTTTCGCGACGACTGTATCAACAAAGGTGAATCTGCCACGCGCAGACTCGCTAGTCCCCGCGTGAGGCGATGGACAGGACGACTCAGACGTCTACTCGAACCCAGCTACCGTCAGGCTGCTCGACCTTTACTGTTACAGGTTGATTGAATCCAATCTGCCTTGCCAACTTGGCGGTCAGCGCAAGCGCCTCTTGCTCCGTATCAAATTCTTGAGGCGACCTCCCCTCCATAGTCACCCTCCACGGAGCGTGGCTGCTGATCGGAGATGTGACGTAAATTGTCGGGATCGGCGCTCTCTGCTTAATGGACAATGCTCCTCCTCTTGCCGCTGATAAAGCCGGGCACGAGCTGAGAGAACGCCAAGCATATAGGGCTTCTCTCGAACGCTGAGTAAAGAGGCCGATAGGGATTAATTTTCTATCACGAAATTAACGGCGTACTAACTTGGTGCGCGCACGACCAGTTTGGTCGATCAATATATGGGCGGAGTAGCACATGGGCGCCTGCATAGCGCCGCGATGTGAGGGCTATGTCAGGAGGTAGCCTCGAACGGCGCAAGCACGGCATCGTCGATATGCCTCGTTCCCTAGGGCATCGGCGCATTGCTACGTGAACGTCCGGTATCCTGACGGCCGGCAACCAGCTCAAGGAGAGGCCCATGCAACACCACGTGACTCTATCTTTTGTCGATAAGAAAAATTGGGACCGGGGAGCGAGTATCACGCTTACTGTTGAATCTTCGACGAACGTCTCGAAGCTTTCTGACTTTGTTGGCGGCGTTGCTAACTTAAAGTACAGCTACCCCCATAGCGATAAAGCCTTCGCGATAGAACCTAGTCCGAGGTCGTGGTGCGTGTTCCTGCGAAACGCAAATGAGCAGTACGAGCTTATTGGACCTAAGCTTCCTCCTAAAGATGGGCCACGCGGGGATGCAATCGTCCTCGATCTCGTTCCCGGAACTGACATTTACCTCGAAGGCGACAGCGGATCCTCGTACGACTATCGCGTTTCGCCTCAGGGCGTTCAACGCATTGACGCAATGCGTCGGTCGTAAGGACAATCAGGGGGTCGTTGGTTCGAGTCCAACTTCGGGCGCCAGAATATCAAGGGCTTGCAGCGATGCAGGCCCTTTTCTTTGTCTAACGTTTTCCAGCCTGTCTAACTTCTGTCATTTTCCGGCGTTCCAGTGCGCAGCCACGCGAGCCGCGCTCAGCGCCGAATTGTAGACCGCGAGGTCTGCCAGATTGCCCGCGAATTGCTGGCTAGGGTTGCTACTAGGTCCAGCGTAGCAACCAAGGCAGGCCGCGATATTGATAGACCCCGTCGATGATGCGCTTCCTGTCCCGATAAGCGAACCATCCAAGTAAAGCTTGATGTTGTTGGTCGAGGTGGTGGAGTCCACTGTGGCCACCAGATGATGGCGGATTCCGTCAGCGATAGACGTGGGTCCAATCACCGCCACGATCGTTCCCCGGATATTCGTGAAGCTTGGCTTTCCGCTTTCAAGACGTAGTTGGTAAAGGCGCGGCCCATTGTCCTGGGCGAGAATTTCTCGAATAGATCCAGCATCCGTCGTCTGCAACCACGCTTCTACCGAATAGCTGCCGCTGACCGTTGGCATGCTCGATGCTATTGCCCCTCCTGGGCTGGCTCCGGTCTTGGCGTAGGATTGTCCCGCTCCGGCTACAAGCTGGGGCCCAGGTTGTGCGGCTAGATCCGATGAGCCGGCCGAAATGGTCGCGGGGTGACCGCCGCCGCTGGCATCGGCAAACGTTCCAGCGTTAGTCACCGGCGTATTGAGCCGCCACCAAGTGAGCGGCGAATCAGCCATCACCTCATCAACGTAGGACACCGTGACGCTGCCTGAGGCCATCATATGCCCATGATGCGTAAGCAGAGTCATGCGGCAACACCCTTCATCGAGTATTCCCATCGCGTTCCCTGGTCGACGCTGGTCGCAATGAGAAGCGTGTAGGCGTTAGCGGATGACTGCACTGCCGTATCGGACCCGGTGATGGCCTTGAAGGATGAGGGCAGCGCCACCGTTCGGCTGCCGGTGGCGTCCTGTCGGAAGCGAATGGCCATGGTCCTGCCGACGCCGGACGGTGGCAGGTTCGAAAGGGTGATACTCGTTACATTCGCCGTGAGGGCCAACGTGAAGTAGTCGCCCAAGGACAGGTCGATAGCGACCACGCCAGAGGCGATGGAGAGCGCGCTTACCCCGCTTCCGACGGCTTTCGAAGCGAGCCACGCGCGCAATGTCGATAACTTGAAAGCCTTCAGCGTGCCAGCTTGAACGATGCCGGCCGTGTCAGCGTCGTTGAGCGTGGTCGTTTCGGTGTAATCGGGGATGACGCCCCAACGTTTGTTTGCCATGGATGTGCCTTCAATTCGCGATGGTGTGGTCGCTGAAGCGGCGCCAGTTCGTGCCGTCGCTTACACACGGCTCGTCGCCACCAGTGAGGCCGGTGACGTATATGGCGGCATAGGGGTAGGTGGCCGCCGATGGCGTGCCAGAAATGACGGAGGAAAGGCTGTAGGTCGGAAAACTGACCGGCGTGCCGATCTTCTGCGCATCGGTAATGCCGTAGCCATCCACCGTCGTTGGCTTCCCGAGGACATCGCTCCATGCCACGGGAAGGCTGGTGGTAGCAGTATCAACCAGGAGATTTCCAAGCTCGTCGACGAGCTGATTTCCTGCTTCATCCACGAGGAACAACGGAAGCCCCGTGACGGCTATCGATACCTTGTCGCCATCGAGGACGATCGAGATTCCACTACCCGCTTCGAGCGCTTCATTGACGCGCATGACGCTGAAGTAGAGGTTATTGTCTCCCTCGGCGAGATCGTCGGTGGTGGCCGCGGCGGTAGCCACGACGCGCCCCTTCCCGTCGATGGCGAAGCGCTGGAGGATGCCGCCTACATCCTGTTCGACGTCGGCAAGCGAGACCGTTACCGCTCCCTGAGCCAGGGTGCCGCGGACGATGATGCCGTCGGTGCCCGATAGCTTGGTCGTGCTCGGCAGGAACGCCCCTCCTTTGGCGATCTCTTTCGCCAGCTTGTCCACCTTGGCGGAAATAGCATCCACGTTCGCTGTCGGCGATAGGCGCTGGAGAAACCGGTAATACTCAGCCGTGCACCGGCCTTCATTATCGACCAGGCGAGCCCTGACGCCGGGTAGGATCAGTGAGTCGGCCATATCAGCTCGCGGGCTTGCTGCCGAAGGCCACCCAGTCGAACGTATGCGGGTTCACGAACGAGGCGTTTTCCTGTCCCCAGTCGTCGGTGTCCACCTGAATGGTGAACCCGGTGTTCGTTTTGATATTCACGGATGCCACGCCGATCTGGCCGCCAGTGGTGGCGTTCGAAGTGGTCGGGCTGATGATGACGTTGTAGCAAACGCCGAAGGGGGTCGGAAAGTTCACCGACTTCGCCGTCTGGCGTGTGCTGGTGGCAGGCGCCGAATCGCTTCCCCACTGGATCAGCAGGGAACCAATCTGCACCCGGTTCGTCTGGTTGTCGATGGGTAGATCAGGAATGGTCGGGCCCGGCTGCCAAAGCAGGTTGGTCCCGTCTGTGCTGAGGAATTTTCCCGATTGGCCCGTGGGGTCAGGAACTTCGCGAAGTGGCGCCCAGATCAGGCTGGATCCGTCGTTCGTGAGGTAGTAGCCCGTCAGCAGGGCCGGGATCACGGTGCCCGTGCCGCCCGGGATCTCGACGTTGTCAGCCTCCTTGATGAGCGTGCCGTCGATGGCGTACAGGCGCACCCGGTAGGCGCCGCTGCCCCAAACGTCCAGGGTCGTCCGGCCGTCGGAGCTGAGGACCACCTCGCTCCCGTTGTTCACGGTAAGATCGGGGTCGCCGTAGACGTCCTTGGGCGTGTCCGTGCCCGACTCGTAGAAGCGCAGCGAGCCACCGGATACCGGGACGCCGAGGCGGTCCAAGTAGACCGGGAACTGGTCGAGGATGCGGAACGATGGCATATGTTCTCCAAATAAAAAGGCCTCTCGAGAGAGAGGCCTTGTTGGTTTCCTGGCTACGGTGAAGCTATCGAGGCAGCGTCTGTCCTTCGACCCACCTAATGTAGCCTTCGGTATCGATCAATACGCGCCCATCCGGCGCTCGCTTCCACACGCTCCCTTCAAGCCAAACGCCGTTCTTGATCTTCGACCGGATGGCGTCCTGGCTGTAACCGGACTCGATCGCAAACTTGGCGATGGTCACGTATCTCAACATCGCGCTACTCGTCTTCTCGACGCGAGTGCCCGACAGCTTGCTCATGCCGCTCCTCTTTCCGATTCCAAGATGAAATCGAGGACCGACTCGAACCACTGGATGTCGGTGCCGGTATGACCGTTACGAGTGAATGGAACGACCTTGGCGTGGACACGCCCGACTTCCGTCAGCACCCATCCCCTACCCTCTCGCGTTTGCAAGCCCAGAACCTCCATCATCTGGTTTGCCTTGATCGCCGACACCCCCAGCTCCACGCCGATCGCGGTGGCGTTGAGTGTCCTCACTTCGGCGGCGTCGACCGAAGGAAGCGCCTTGCGGAATTCGGTCGCCGGCAGACCCGTTTCACGCTCGATCATGTCGAGCTTGACGGTGAGCAGGTCGTTCTCCCGCACCCCGGGGATGGCGGCCACCATCCGCGATACCATCTCGATCGCGCGGATCTTCGACGTCAGGCCGGCCTCGCGTGGGATAGCCTTCGGGGCGCCGTGCGAGTAGCTGCCGGTGCGGCGAATGGTCGGTAAGACCTCCTCGAACACCCAGGCTTCGAACTTCTCGGCAGCAGGCAGGTTGCTGTTGACGATCAGGCGCAGGACGTTCGCTTCGTTGAGAACCCTCGCCTCCTGGGTCCGACCGAGGCTGTCGAGGATGGGGTGGTGTTTCGCCACCCCACGGCAATGCTGCTTCAGGGCATTTGTCGTGTCGGCATACCCGAGCGCGGCGGCGACATCCTTGCCCACGAACCACGGCTCGCCGTCGATCTCGACCACGCGGATCGCCGCGGCACCGAATTGGAAGGGAATCAGACTGCTCACGCGGCCTCCCGTTGGTTGAGCGGAAGACTGGCCTTCGAGCGCTTAACCTGCGTCTCGATGCACCCCAAAAGCGCCTCGACGCAGCGAAGGTTCCTCTCGAGCATCCATGCCGCCGCGGGCGTAATCGGCCTCTCCACGCCGTAGCCAGCGAGCTCGGCCATGGCGTCCACTATGCATTGAGCCTCGGAGAACAGGAAGTCGGTCGGGATCTCCGGGTTGATCGCGTAGATCGACGCCTCGATCACCGGCAGCTCCCCGAAGCGATGGACCCACGGTTGCGGGGGCTCATCTTTAACCGTATGCTTTTTCATGAAATTTCCTATCCAAGGGTGATTTCGCCTCAAGCTCCGACGCCGCAAACGTCGGAGCTTTTTTGTTGTAACGCGCTTCTAGCCTGGGTCCAAATCGCTTCGTGTTTTGCCATTCGGCCTTAGCACGCCATCGATTGGAAGGTCTAAATAAGGGCCTCTTTCGCCCCAGCACCTTCTCGTTCGACCCTTTCCATCCTCTCCCGCAGGGCACGAACGACCTCAGAGTTCTGGCTGGAACCATGCTGTTTAGCCTGTTGGGCTATCCACCCCTTCACGTCGACGGGTAGGCGAATCATCATCTGGGGGTCGGATCGGGCCATCTCTCACGCTCCTTTAAGCACGGTGCTATAAAAGCACGGTACTTTATGGACGTCAAGTACGGTGCTGTATATCGTGCGCGGTATGGCCAGAACAGATCCACAAGTTAATTTCCGCATTCCTGAGCGACTCAACGACCAGCTCAAGGAATCCGCCTTACAGAGCAACAGATCCATCACCCAGGAGTTGGTCACGCGTTTAGAGGACTCTTTCGATCCGGTGTGGACCGCGTTGAAAACTGCAATGGGCCCGATACGGGCTGAACTCTTCGAGGCCGCAAGGCGGAGCAATATTTCGCTTGCTGAGGAAATCGCCGCGAGACTGGATAGAGATTTCCGAGCCTACGGTCTAGAGCTGACCCTCAACTTTGAGTATGGGCAGCGCCCTCCCCTCATGGAGGTGGTCGAAACGGTTCATCAGGTGCAAAAAGAGGCTGGCCTTGACGTGGATTCGATTCGAATCAACGTCAACTATCGTGATCCAACACTTGCCGATCTAGACAGCAGGCAGAAGCCCAAAAAAGCACCGAGAAAGAAGACCTGACCCATGGACATCTGGCGTTTCGTCCTGGCCAAGGCCTTCCTATTCGTCGTGATCCTGGTTGGGGGCACGCTTCTCGTCGGCCTGCGTGTTTTGCTTAAGCGGTACATGAAGCCCGGCGTGCTGAAGACGGTTCTCCTGTCCGACATCGATGACCACAGGTCATTGCGCGAAATCATTCGGACTGAAAAGCAGCGCGCACGAGAGGCTGCGACGCCGCAATCCCCAGCGCCGGCCCGTATTCGACAAGAACCTGTCGGCGTTGCCGCACCGGAAGCTGCGAAAAAATCTCTGCCGCCCGCTCTGGGTTGAGCATCGCGTCGCGCACGACGCCGTAGACCTTTTCGCCCATCTTCGAACGCAGTCGGTTCAAGCCCGCCGTGGCCACGGCCGCCATCGGGCCGCCCGCGATGCCTGCCGCTCCAACCGGCCCGAGGGCTTCCTGCACGCTGTTCATGCCGGCGAGGTTCTGCACGGTGTTCGACCCGATGGCCTTCCCGGCCACCGCCGTGTTCGCCTGGCGGCTGAGGTCTAGCGAGAGATCCTGGACGGCCTGCGCCTGGTCCGGCTCGAGGATGCGCGCGGCGGTGGCGCGCTTGAACGCCGTCGCCTTCTGCACGAGCTGGTCCGGATCGCGAGCAAAGCGCGCCACCTTCGCCGCCGACAACACGGGATTGCCGAGCTGGTCTAGGTTGGCGTCCGAGGCATTGAGGATTTGCGATCCGACATCTACCTGGTCGGCGAGTCGCGATCCGTCCCGGTAGGCGTTGAGGTACTGGCCGAACTCCGGCGACACCTTTCCGATTTCGTGGTCGATCGCCATCTTGATCGACTGCAACTCGCGTCGGGAAGCCTTCGCCGCGGTGTCCTGGCTGTCCTTAAACAGGGTGTCGACGAACTGGCGGATGTTGTACATCGTCGCCACGTCGCCCTTGGCTTCGGCCAGCTCGCCGCGCACGCGCATGATGGTGCTCTGGATCGCCGGATTGCCGTTACGCTTGTCGATGATCCGGTCCGCCAAGGCGGTGACCTTGCCCACATCCACGCCGTTGGCGTTCTTGGCCTGGTTGAGCAGCGGAAGGGCATTTCGGTCTCGCGTGGAGCGCACAGCGTCAGCCGCGGCGTCGTTGGCGCCGCCGAACTGGTTTTCGACGAACGCCACGCGCGCGGCGTTGTTCTGCGTGCGTCGCTGGGCCAGCTCGTTCGAGAACTCAGGAAGGTTGGCAAGCGAGCGTTGGAGGCTCGCCAGCCCGACGTCTCCGGTCACCTCGGCCGTCGTCGGCCGGCTACCCGGGACAAGCTCAGCAGGGAGCGCGCTGAGCGCCTGGCGCACCTGATCTGGGTCGTTCGCCAGGCCGGTGAGCATGTTCGCCGCACGGCGATTCTGAGCGCCTTCCGTGAAAGCTGGCAGCGCCCGCGCTCCCGCTCCCAGAATTGCGCCGGTGACCTGCGGAATGGCGCGTCCAACTACGCCACCACCGGCGCCGGCAAGCAGGTTCGCCCAGCGAGAGTCGCCCGTGCCCACGGGCTGGGCCGCTCCCTCGGCACCGCCAATCGCCGCGGCCGAGGCGTAGTTATCCGGTAGAGCCAACGCACTTCCGACGTTCCCCACCGATCGACCGAGCCCCACAGCTCCAGCCGACGAAATGCCTTTGCCCGCGAGGCGCAGAGCGGCCCCGGGCACGGCCGACAGCGCCGCGTAGCCCGCCAGGTTGCCGGCGAGACCAGCGCCCGTACCGAGCAGCGGGGCATCCTGCGCGGCGACGGCGTCCTGTCGCTGCTTGGAGGCATCGACGGCGGCCTGAAGGTCGCCGCCAGTGAGCAGGTTCGCGCCTTGGGTGGCGAGCTGGGCGATGCCGCGGCCAGTGTCCACGACGGCCTTGCCGGCGCCTGCGGCGAACTTCTGGCTGCCGGTCATCCCCTTCGTCGGTTCGGTGTCCTTTGCCGATACCTTGCGAAGCTGGGCGCGGATGAGATCCTGAGCGCCGGTGTCGCCCTGCTGGTGAGCCTGCGCGAGTGCGTGGATGAGGTCGTCGGACTTGTTGAAGTCGCGGTCCCGGCCGGCGATGTTCTTCGTGGTGGAAGAGGCGGGCCCACCGAAGCCGTAGGTTGCCAGCGCGACGTCGCCCTCGGTCTGTGTGGGGATGAGGTTCGTCGCCGTGGTGGGCTGCACGGACAGGCTGAGCCCGCTGTCGGGCGTGCTGTCGGCGCCGACGGGGATGCCCTTGAAGCGCGGCCCCCTGGGTGCTACCGGCTGCTCTTCCGTGACGGGAATTCCAGCGAATCGAGGCATCGTTACGGCTTCCTGTAGGTCTTGCCGTCATCGGGGTCGACGTAGAGCGAGCCCGAGGGCAGCGCGTCGAAATCGGCTTGCGTGCGCGGCGTGGGATGTTGCGTGGCGCTCGCCTGCGGCGTCGCCTTGGACCCGCCATAGGCCTGCTGGTACGCGGTGTTCAGGCGACCCTTCGCCTGGTTGGCGTAATCGACGATGCGCTGCAAGTTCTCCTTGAAGGCCTGCGGGCTCTGGCTCTGCTCAAGGGCGGCCAGGTTATTTTCGAGGCGCGCGCCCTCCGCATCCGACACGCTGCCCAGTGCGCCGCCCGTCTTCGAGGCATTGCGCATGGCCTGGAGTACGCCGAAGCCGACCTGCGAGCGAAGCGTTTGCAGCTCCGCACGCGCGTTCGCAGCATCCGAACCGGGGATGTCGGGCACACGCGCCTGCCAGGACGTGATACCGGTGAGGCCGGGATGCTGCATCAGGCGCGTCGCGGTCGTGGCGAGCCGATCGAGGTTGCTGCTGGCATCGGTGAGCGAGGCCTGCGCCTGCGGCTGGTCGAGCTGCCGTTCGGCCTGTCCCTTCGCCGTCGCGGTGCCACCGGCGCGTTCGATATCCGCCTGCGTCTTCACGGCTTCGGTCTGCGGCAGGTATGCCAGGTCGGAGGCGTTCTTGGCGTTCTGAACGGCTCCAGCTTCGACCTCAGCAGGACGGCCTACTGCGAGGTCCGCCGGCGTCGGCGCAGACGGACGATAGCCGTTCGCCTCTACCTGCTGATTGAGCCATGCTTGCGCAGCGGCTTGATTCTTCCCAGGCCCACCTTCGTTCGCCATACGCGTTGCCTGGCGCAGCAGTTCATCGACCGATGGCTTCGACAGTATCGCGGGCCCGACAGAGGCAGCAGGCGCGCTGGTCATCGCAGGCTGTGCGGACTCGTCAGCGCCGATGGGGCGCCACACGCCACCGTCGAAGACCTTGTAGTCCTGCGTTGCAGGATCGAAGATGCCGGGCCGCTCTCTGCCGTCGCGACCTTTCACCATGAACGTCTTCGCGGCGCCGGTGACGGCGCGCGGATCCAGGCCAAGGTTAATGCGCCTCGCACGCTCTAGGTCGCCGGGAGAGAGGTTCGCGGTCATCGCATTGAACTCGCGAACGCCGCTCGGCAGATCTCCATTGATCGCCGTATCGCCGCCGGCATCACCGACGATCTGGTACAGGTGTGGCAACATTTCTTCGGTGAAATGCGGCGAAGCCGGGCCCTGTCCCAGTTCCTTGCCCAGGTTGTCGAGGTAGGGACGGACGGACTGGTAGGCTCCTTCCGTTTGCGCGGCGTTGCCGCTCTTGTAGGCATTCAGGAGGTACGAAGCGGCGCCCGCGAGCTTCTTCTGGCGCGCGTCCGTCGAGGCCTGCGCTCCCTTCTGAATCTCCAGTGCGCGACTGGGATCGATCGCCGCCGCCGCGTTCAGCGCCGAAGCGTTGGCAGAAGGATCGGACACGAACTGGCCCGCAAGCCGATTGAATTGCTGCTGCTGGCCGCGGTCGAAGCCGTCGTTGAACGACTGGAGCGGATTGCCGAGAAGTAGGTCGTTTGCCATCGCTTAATACCCTGCGCCCTTGAGGTAGTTGGATACACCCCAGTTCGTCGAGGTCGAGCCGGGTCCCGAGTAATTCGCGCCGCCGAGCAGACCCGCGTTGTTCTGCGCATAGGACGATCCGAAAGACGATGGCTGCGCAGTGTTTTTGCCGAAACTTCCAGCGAATTGCCCGAGCGCTCCGCTGATGTTCCCGATCAGGTTCGTGTTGGCATTCGCGCTGTTGTAAGCCCCCTGGGCCTGAGCGCCCGCGCCGAGCATGTTGAAGTTGCCGGCCGCCGCGGCGTTGCCGGTGCCGATGCTGCCCAGGCTCGTCGACGAATTCTGGCCGAGCTGGGCCATCCCCGTAAGGCGGTTGATGTAGCTGTCGAGGTTCTGGCTTGCTAATCCCGACGAGAATTTGAGAAGGTCAGCCGAATGGCCGCCGCTGTAGAGCGAACCTCTAGCCGCTGCGCTTCGATCAAGGCCCTGGATGCCCTGGTCGCGGGCGAAGAGGAAATCGGGGGAGTTCTCGAACCCCGTGTAGTCGCCAGCGTTGACCGCGTTGATGCGCGTCAGCGCGTCGTTTCCCGCCGAGATGTACGGCTGGAGGTTGGTCTGCGTGCGCTGGTAGTTCTGTTCGAGCTGGTCGGCTGACGCCTGGGCCGCGCGCTGCTGCGCGTTGGCCGCCGACTTCGCGGCTCCCTTCTGCTTGTTCGAAGAAATCACCGAACCGGCAATGGCCCCACCTGCAACGATTGCGGCACCCCAAATTTCTGCCATGTCGGTCTCCTAGGCGAGTTCGCCCGATGGGTTGATCTTGTAGAAGTGGCTCACCCACACCAGGCGCCCGACATCGAAGGTCGAGCCGATGCCTTCGAGCGGGTAGCGGGAATGGAAAAGCGGTGCATTGAATATGAGCGCCCGGTTGCGCTCACCTCGGACGTAATCGAGCTGGACCCACTTGTCAGGATCACGGGACACCATGTCTTCCTTCAGCTCGTCGAAGATGCCAAGTTCGCGCATCTCCGCAAAGGACGGCATAGCCTTGAGTCCAGTTCGCTTGTGCATGAAAAAGGCAGTGCCGCTATCCACCTCGTGGTCGCTCAGGTACGCCACGCACGTGTAGTTCCCGGATTCGCGATCGCTGTGGATGTATGCCTTTTCCATGCCCTCGTTCGTGACCCGGAAGAACATCGAATTAGGAATGGCGACGCCGTTGGTCGCGCGCATCAACGCCGCGATCATAGGCGCGTGGTTTCCCCAGAAGCCCATGCCCTCGTAGACCGAACTGCCGACCTCCCCCTTGTTCGGCGCCCACGTCCCGAAGCCAGCGGCGAAAGCCGACTCCCTAACCATATCCAGGTGTTCGCAGAAATCATCAATGACGAGGTAGCTCATTAGCTGTCCGTTTGTTCGAGCTTGATGGATGCCGCGAGGATGTCGGCCTTGACGGGGTCGGTGACGCGAACGTCGAAAACCCACTGCCGGCCACGGCCAAGGCGCAGCGCCTCGATGCGCTTCGCGAAGGCTCCGGTATCGCCCATGTCGAGGCGGCGCCAGTCGGACCAGTTTGCGCCGCCGTCCTTGCTGTATCGGATGTCGACGGTCTTGTTGCTCATGCTGAAGCCGCCACGACGTCGGCATAGTTCCGCCCGGCGCCGGTGTTGTAGAGCCAGGTGATTTCGTCCACGGTAAGCACGGACCCGAGGCTGAAGAAGCAGCTATCAAGCCCGGCGTCTGCCAACGTCGAGTTGTAGTGGTTGGCAATCTGCACCAACGTGATCGGCGTCTTCAGGTTGGATCCTGCGTTCCCAATCGCCTTGAGTTCGGTGTTGAGATAAAGCTTCACCGTGCCGTTATCGAACGTCGTCACTACGAAGTACCAGCCTTGGGCCAGACCTCCAGGATTCGAAACGTCGATATGCTGCATTGACTCAGCTATCCGGCCATCCGCATCGACAGCATGCACGGTGATTGGATATCGGATGGTCGCCGACGTGGGATCACTGACTCGCCACACGTCAGCATTCTGAGAAAAGCCGAATACCGTGAAATTCCCGTTGTCCGGGTTGTTTCCTAGGAACAGCGCTTCGTTTTGAGGCACCGATGTGTTGGTCGTAAGGCCGAACGAGGCGACGCTGGGAGTTGCCTGCGTGAAAAGGAACCAGCCTCCCACGCTGAATCGACCTGCACCAGAGGCGATTGCCGTCGGCGTCAGTGCTGCGTTTGCACGCGCTCTGCGCTTGAGGCTTTGACCGACCTTGCCGGCCTCAAAGCCGCTCAGGACATCAGCCGTAAGGTCGTAAGGACCGTGCGCGTCAGTGAGATCACCCTCGAAGTCGTACCAGCTCGTGAGCTTGGCGAGGATGGATGCAGCGAGTGCGTCGCTCATGTGGGCGTGCCTGAGATGATGCCCGTGGACGGGTCGATAGCGAGGCCAGGCGGCAGTGCGCCAGTGGTGATGCTCCACGTGATCGGGTCGCGGCCGCCGGAGGCGACCAGGCGTCCTGAGTACGGCTCTCCGGTGATCGCTCCAGGAAGCGCCCCCTTAAGCAGGAACGGCGGCGGAAGCACCTTGGCCCCCTTCACCGGCTGGCCGGTATCGATCACCAGCGCGAGGCCCTGCACGATCAGGGCGTTCTGTGCGTCCTGCGTCACGCCCGTCACTCGACGGCGCACGAGCGGGTCGGCGCTCTCGGTCTGCACGTCCCAGTCCAGCTCGTAGAGCTTGCCGTTCACGTAGTCGCCGCCGACCCACTTCCCGTTCCACTTCACCAGGTCGCTGAGCCGCCACCGGCTCAGGTCGAACGACTCGCGGCGGTGCCATTCCTGGGATGCGACGTCGTAGCCCCAGGTGTGGCCGTCCAGCAGCGTCAGGTAGAACACCTTGTGCCCGCGGTCCTCGTAGGTGAAAGAGAACGCGGTGTTGAGCGTGCAGCGCGAGATAGCCTGCTCGATGGGAAAGGTCGAGATGCGCTGCGGGGAATACCCGTTGGCCCGGTACACGACGCCGTCGCTACCCAGCCAGAAGATGCTGTTATCGAGGTTGCTGATGCACCAGGGGCTTGCGGCGCCCACTTCCATGCCCGTGCCCGGCGTGCGCTGCCAGGTGCCGGTCTCGGCGCCCGTGTTGGCCCATATTTCGACCGTTCGCTCGCCGAACATCCACCACTCGCGGAAGATCACGCCCTGGCCGACCAGCGCGTCCGGCGACGACTCCGCCTCGTACTGGTCCAGGGTGTTGTAGGAAAGGGCGTTCGCGAGATCCGAGGTGAAACCGAAGCGCCTGCCGGGCTCAATGCCCAGAATGTAGCTGTCGGCGTAGGCGAAGGTGATCGCACCAGGGAACCCATCGTCGGTGATTTGGACGAAACTGTTGTCCTTGGTGTTGAACACGTACCCGGATTGGCCGTTGGCGATGGCCACCTGGTTTCCGCCGGTGATCTGGTTGTGCGCCATCGACACGCGACCCACGCCAGGCACCGTGCCGACGGGATGCACGTTCAGCTTCGTGTCGATGCGGAAGAGCGTCGTCCCCGCCACGACGAGCAGCACGCCCTCGGCGTTGTGGATGCCTCGGATCGCGGCGCCTGTGCCCGTGTCAACCAGGTCGGAAAGTCCCGGGCAGCACCGCAAGACCGCCGGTGCACGCGTGCCAGCCTTTTCCGCCGGCACCACCATGTAGTTCACCGTGTCCTGCACGGAGAACGGGCGCGTGTCGTCGGAATACGCACCACCGACGAAGTCGAAAGGCGACCACCTGCTCATCGGCCGCTCACGAACTCTTGGTAGCTGCCATACGGCGAGCCACCCTCGCCGCAAGGAAGATCGGGATAGTCCAGCCGGGCATAGTCGGCCGAAGTGACCATCGCCACGATGAGTGCCTTGCCATCCGTGGCGAACTGCACGACGTCGGCGTCGAGCGTGGCACCGTACTTGGCGCGCAGGCGGATCGCGAGGTTCGCGCCGATGCCCTCGTCGAAGGCCTTTTCGGTGGGCATTTCCTCGTCGGGGCTGCTGACGTCGTACCATCCAAGCGGGAGCGGCTGGGCTTCCCATCCACGCATCATCAGATTGAGGGCCCGGATGGCGTCGCGCATGTCGAGCGGGTCGACGTCGGCGTCCGCGTCGACCACGCGCAGGTGCCCGAGAGCGTCACGGACGATTTCGCCGACCTTGCTCATTACCGGCTCCCGCCGCCCTGGTTGGCGCCGCCATTCGCCTTTTCGGCCTCGGCACGACGCGCTGCCTCGGCTTCCGCGGCGGCCTTCGCGGCATCGGCCTCGGCCTGGGCACGATCCTTGGCGAGTTGCTCCTGCGTCTTCGCACGCACGAAGCCATCCTTCTTGGCGATCTTCTCTTCATCGGCGTCCTTCACGATGACGTTGGCCTGCGCCGGGTCGCCCGCGAGGTAAACCATCAGCGGGTATTCGTTGGTGTTCTCGGTCATGTCGATCTCCAGAAAAAAGGGAGCCCGGAGGCTCCCTTGAGGGAAATCACCCGCGTGGGCGATTACTCGGTGACGCGGCAGGCGTGATCCGGACGGATCGCGGCCGGCAGCGCGAACAGCACGTCGATTCGCGTGCTTTCCTGGTCGTTCTTGAAGTCACCGCCGGTCATCACGCGGACGCTGATGCCCTTGACGGTGGCCGTGTAGCCTTCGCAGCCGGTGAGGACGGGTAGCGGTGCGAAGGCCGTGGCGAACGCGTCCTTGTGGAACACGATGTTCTGGCGACGACCCTGGGAAGCCGTACCGAACACGGTGATCGCCGCCGAGTTGGCCGGGGATGCCGTCACCGTGCCGATGGTGGTGGCGCCGGTGGGGACGATGGGCGGATAGATCGGCACATTGCCGGCGCCGCCGGCGTAGTCCTGGGTGACCACGAACTGGCGGGGGTGTCCGGTATCGGCGCCCGTGAGCGGATGAACCTCGTTCACGCCGGCGATGGTGAACACCGTGCCACGAGTCAGGGGGCCGGTTCCGGTGGTGACCGCCAGGGAGGCGCCGGTCTGGTTCGCGCCATTCACCACGTATCCGGTGCCAGCACCGTTGGCGTGGACCGGGAGCGACATCTGCTTGTAGAACTCCAGGTCGGCGAACATGCCCACGGCGTTCTTGTTGAACTCGCCGCGAAGCTCTTCCGCCGAATGGAACAGCGTCGAGTTGACCTCGGCGAGCGCGTCGTTGGCGTCGGTGGAGAAGTGCGAGGATCGGTCGCCCGACGGAGCGAGGAAACGATCCAGGGTGGACGAGGCATTGCGCCACGGCAAGCGAGCCGCCGGGATCGTGCCCCACGTGCCGACCACGTTCGGGATCTTGTTCTTCATCTCGGCCAGCAGCACGGCGTTGACCTTGCTGGCAAGCGCCGTCATCGCCGGCTGTAGGAAGCGCTTCTTGAAGTCGGAGAGCTCGAGCTTCTGCTCCTTCGCCGTGAAGGTGATGGGCACGTGCTTCTGCTGGTCCACCGTTATGTTGACGAAGCCTTCGTTCATGGACGGTGCGGTCCCGCCCCCTGCGAACACGGCACCGTCGTACACGACGGGCGTGGGGGGGATGGCGACCTTGACCTGGTCGCCCTTCTTGTAGCCGTTGATCTCCTCGCCGAATTCCTTTTGGCGATCGGTGTTGATGTTGGAAACGACGTTATTTTCCTCCACCAGCATCTTCGCCGCTTCGCGGGCGATCATCTGGTGGGTGAGTGCCTGGCCGACGTTCGACATGGCGGTTTGCTCCTATGGGGTTATCGCTTACGGCACCGCTCGACGTCCCTGCTGTACCACTCGTCGTCGGTCAGCTTTTCCGGAGGGGTATCCGACGGACTGCGACCGCCAACGGTGGCGGGGGGCTTCGGTGCGCTCGTGACGGGTTTGCTGGGCTTTTGCGCAAGCGGGTTGGCCTGCGCGGGAGGGGTTTCGGGCGTGTTGTGCGCCGCCGAGAGGCGCTTGACGAGGCGATCGACCGCCGCCGCCGCGTTGTGCGGCAGGGTGTTGGACAGGGTCCACGCGTCGTCATCGTTGTTGCCAAGGTGGTACGCGATTTCCGGCCCACGTTCGTGCGCCATGATCGCGGCCTGGACTTCCGGGCTGAGCTGGTGAGGAATGGAGCCGACGACCTCGAGAAAGTCGGGATGGTCTTCGGCAAACGTCGCCATGCGCTGCTGGTAAGCGATGGAGAGTTCCTGCTGTTTCCGGGCGTCTTCGGCCTGCTTGTTGCTGTTGTCCCGTGCGGCAAGTGCCTTCTGCACTGCCCAATCGGCATGCGCGCGGTTGAACGCGGCCATGTCGAAATCGAAGTCTTCGAGGGTCGGCTCCTTGTCCCCGGATGCGCCGCTGTCCTTCGCGGGCTGGGTGCCGCTGTTCTTGAGCCGCGCGTTCTCCTCGGCGAGCTCGGCGATGCGCCGCTGCTGCCGCTCGATGTAGTCGCGCGTGCGGTTGCGCTTGCGCTCGCCTTCCTCGCGGGCGGCTTTCTGCTCGGGCGTTTCCGTGGCCCGGCTGGCTTCCTGGGCAGCGGCCTCGGCGTCGTTGCGCGGCGGCGGCTGGTTGGTTTCGGCGGCGTTGGGCAAAGCTTCGCCGCCACCCTGGCTAAGGGTGGTTTCGTCGGTCATGGTCATCCTCTCGGGTTTCGGCCGAACCGGGCCGATGCGGTCGGGCCTATTGGCCCGTGAGATCGCTGCTGAGCTGCCATCCCTGCGAAGGGATCGGCTGCGGCATGGGCCGCGGGATCAGGTTGAGCGCGTTACCGACGTTCGCCATGTGCGCGCCACCGGCTTCGACGGTCGTGCGCGCGGTCTCGGCTTCGGTCTTGTCGATGTCGGCCTGTGCTTGGCCTGGGATGACCGCCGTTTCCGCGCGCGTCTTATCGGCATCGGCCTTCGCGCGGTCGGCATCGGCAAGGATCTTCTGCACCGTCGCCATGAGGCGCGGGTCGGGCTGCTGCGGCTGCGGCGGGGGATCGCCGTCCTTGGGTTCCATGAGCCCCTGCTGCACGAGCAGGCGCCGCATGGCCGTGGCCACTTCCTCGCCACCGGGCAGGTCGACGTTCCTGATGACCTCGTAGGCCAGCATCGGGCCGATAGCTGGGAAGCTCGCACCGATCTGGCCGGCGAGCTGGGCGAACATGTCCACCGCCTCCAGGCGCTGGGTGGCATAGCTCGGACCGACCGTGATGGTGACGTCGTACTTGCCCTTGCCGATGTCGTTGAGCGTCACCGTCTGCCCCGTTGCCGGGTCGACAACCTCCTGGTAGAGCTGCTTCCACTTCTCGCCGCCATCGGGGCCGAGAATGCGAACCACGCGCGGCGTGTCGTATACGCGCGGGATCATGTCCACGAGGATCTCGTATTCGTAGCGGATCGCGTAGGCCAGGTTATCGCTGTAGTGGAACGTCGCCGTGGCGCCCTGTTCCTTGCGCTGGCCGATGGCGCGGCCAGAGGTTTCGTTGGATCGAGCGCCCAGGCTGGCATCGTAGATGCCCGTCGACGCCTTCATGTCGTCGTTGTCGATCGCCGCCATCTGGATCAGGGCGGCGGGCACCTCGGCCTGGTTGGCGCGCTGTGGTAGCTGATCCGCCGTGTCGTTTACCGGCAGATACGGGAAGTCGTCGGCATTTGCGCGCTTCCAGAAGTTTTCCAGCCCCTTGATCCATCCCAGCTTGAGGACGAACGGCGCCTTGGGCGACTTGGCCACCGCCTCGATCATCGCGGTACGGTGCACGTTGTGGAGGCGCTGGGCGTCCTTGGCCTCACGGACGATGCCCTGCCAGTAGTCCTCGCCGTCGATATTGGCGATGTTGCCCCAGACCGGGATGATCGGTATGAACTTCGACGGGAACTCGGTCGGCTCGGTCAGGAACTCGTGACCGTTCGACAGGGCGGTCATGACCACGTGCCCGTCGACAGTGCGCCGGCGCTTGATGGTGATGCCAGACTGGGCGAGCTCCTCCTCGTCCATATCCTCGGCGTCGACTACCTCGCCATTGGACAGCGCCCATATCTCGCGCTTCTTCGGCTCCTTCCACCAGTATTCGACGACCCGGACCTTTCCGGCCTCGCGCCAGTCCTTGCACTGTTCGTCGTCTTGGAAGCCGGCCGTGTCGGCATCGGGGAACTGCCGCTTGTAGTCCGCCTCGGGCATCGACTCCTCGATGAAGGCGAAATTGGCGTCTCGCCGATCGATCTCCACCGCCGCCGGATCGAACTTCACCGAGAACGGGTTGCGTACCGGCTTGATGATGATGTCGAGGTCGAAATCGTCCTGGTTGCGGTAGTCCGTGGTGATGCGGAACACGCCGAAACCGCCCTTGACCGCGCTCTCGAAGGCGATGTCATAGGCCTGATCGGCATTGCTGGTCGATTCGATGTTCCGGCAAATGCCCTGCATCAGCTCGGCGAGGCCGGTATCGGACTCTTCGACGCCGCGCACCTTGCCCTGGGGCCGCGCCTGGCGCTGAGCGTTGACCACCTGGCGTACCTGTCCCTGGAGCTTCGGGAACTCGTAGCACGGCCGGTTGCCGCGCGCTGCTCGCGTCTTCTGGTCCCACTGTTCTCCCGGCTTCGTGACGAACTTGATGTCGTCGGCGGCCTTGTCGTAGAGCGTGCTGACGGCCTCGCGCGCACGCTCGTACCGCTCGCGCATCTCCGCGATTTGTTCCTGCGTGTCGGCCATCAGTAATCCACCGGGTAATCGTCGAGGCTGATGACGGCTGCCGCCGCGGTGGCGGCGAACCGGCGCATCATCAGCGCGTAGCGGGTTGCGTCGAGCAGGTCATCCATGAGCTTCACGATCTTTCCGTCCTTGCGGTGATACATGCGGAACTCCTCGAACCAGTCGTTGAGGTTCGAGAAGACCTTGAAACGTCCGGTCAGCATCCGGGTCAGGATCTCGCTGATACCGGCTTCCACGCCGTTGCCGCCCTCCTCGTGCGTGGCGCGCTCGGGCAGCATGTTCAGGCGCTGATCGCGGTACTGGGCCGCCAACTGCTCACCGCTTCCCTTGTCGTGCTGGAGACCATCGTGAGGCCATGCCCACGGCAGCCATTCGCCCCATGGGCGAAGCGCCGCGGCGTGGATCACCGGCGTCTGCTTGCTGACGCGGTAGGCGGACGTCACGTACACCACGTCGTTGTCGCGGTCCCAAGCCAGCCGGACCGCGCCGAACGGGTGGTCGAAGCCGAAATCGAGGCCGGCAATCTGCACCCAGTGATCCGGGATCGCGAACGGCTCGACCTTGATGTCTTCCTCAGCCACCTGGTAGATGCGGCCGCTTCCCAGCGACGGCGTGCCCATCGTTCGCGCCTCGCGCTCGTGCGCGGGGTAGGAGGCGATGATCTTGGCCCGCTCTTCGGGCGTGTAGTGCGCGACGTCGTCGATGGTCATCACCACCAGGCCGACGTCGGGGTATTTGTCCCGCTCCTTCCAGAAGCGCGACGCGATGGGCGTCATGCCCTTCAGCAGCGTGCAGGTCACCATGACCGGACCGAACGCGACGTTGGTGCGCGTCAGGCCCTCCATGTAGATGTCCTCTGGCGGCTCCTCGTCGAACCAGATGCCGTCGACGGTGTCCGCCTGCCACTTCTCGCGGCCCTGGTCGTAGGACTTCAACGAGATCGTGCTGGTGCCGCCCGAGATGTGCCGGACCTTGATGGTGTCGGCCAGCTCGTTCACGTGCCGCGACCAGGTGATGCCGAGCAGGCAGTCGGCCGGGATCGAGCCCGTACCGGCTTCCGTCTTCGGATCCTTGCCGAGGAGGAGGCGCTGCACGCCGCGGCGCGTCAGCTCGCCCGACTCCGAACCGGCCAACCAGTGGTTGGGTCGGTCGAACCGCTTGCCCTGCCAGTCGTCGGGGTAGCGGCCCGTGAGGTGCATCGCCACCTCGGCAGCGGCCGAGTAGGTCTTGCCGAGCTGGTTGCCGGCGGCGAGCATGCGCTCACGCTTCACGGCTCCCATGTTGTGAAACTCGCGCTGCTTGGCGTAGGGGCAATAGCCATTCAGCTTGTTACGTGCCTTCCGGCGGTCTCGCTCTGCAACCAGAGCCAGCAGCTCCAGCTTGTCATCTCGGCTCAGCGCTTCCACGCATCAGGCCGTGACGGTGAGATCGGTCGGACCCTGCTGCGACTGCCCATCCACGAACCACCAGCCGTCGGTCACATCGACCACGGCCAACTGGGCCATCTGGTCGCCGTTGTCGAAGGTCAGCGTGCACTTCATCGAGGCCGAGCCGACCCATGAGCCGAGGATGTCGACCCCGGCCTGGCGCTGGTCGGTCGAGATGCGCGGATTGGACATGACGACAACCGTCGAGATGTCGCACTGGAAGCGCGCCTTCACGATGGTTCGTTCCGCGGGGATAGCACCGGCGAGGATCAAGACCAGCGTGCGCTTCTCGCCTCGCACCAGCCGAGCCGAATGGACGCGCGATCGGTCGTAGCCGGACACCACAATGCGGGTGGACCGGCCCAGCTCGTCGGTAAGGTCAGCCATCGCCGTTCGCCTTGCCCATCAGGGCCGCCAGCTTCGCCTCAAGCTGCTCGTCGGTGAGCTGCCCGATGGGGTCCTCCGGGTCGTTCGCGAGCTGGAGGCGGTCGCCGTACTTCTTCGGCTTCATGCGCCCGAGCGCCCACTTCCGGGTCTCGATGCCGAGGCGCGAGCGCTCAATCATGTCGCCCGTGGTGACCTTCACGACCTTGCCGTCCGCGTCCTTCTCGGTCTTCTCGCCTATCACGCAAGTGTCGGAAAGCTCGATGATTTCGTCGAAGTAGGCGTCGGCCTGGTCCTCGCGTGCGTGCGCGTACTGGTTACGGAACGCCTCGTGCTCTCGAAGCCATCGGAAAACGGTCGTCCGGCTGGGCATGCTCTCGTCCGAACAGATCGAGCGAAGAGACTCAGGCTTGGCGAGGCGTTCACAGATCTTGTCGGCCACCTCCTGGGTGAACGACGACGGGCGTCCGGTCTCAGCCACGGGTAATTTCATCCTCACCCAGCCACTCCACGCGGCGCACCTTGTCCTCGTCGAAGTAGGCGACCTGGTACTCGCGCCCGGAGACGGAGGCGCACATCTGCTTGATCCGACCCATGCAGTCGGCGTCGATCAGGCGGACGCGCTGGCCTAGGGCGAACGCGAAGACGATCACGTTCTGTCCCGTGGCGGTGGCGGCGGTCGTGACCATGGGTTCAGGCGGAGGTCAGTGCCGGGAACGCGGCGATCCGCTTATCCAGGACGGCGAGATAGGCCTCCATGGCGGCAAGCTGCTCGGTCAGGTGGTCGCGCTCGGTGCCGGTGAGGACCATGAACGCCGAGCTGTCCACGAATCCCCTGAGCTTGGTCACCTTGTCCAGCAACTGGGCATGCTCGCCGATCATGCGCTGAGCGAACGGCGGAAGGTGCCCGATGTTGCCCATGGGGATGTAGGAGGTCTCGAAGATGCCCTTGGGACTCCAACTGGTGTAACCGTCGGCATACTTCACGGCGTAGCCGGGTTTGCCGTCCTTCTCCTGATCCCATGCAAGGACTTGCTTGGTGCCGATGTAGTTCTGGGTCATGGATTGCTCCGGGTTGGTTGGGCGCGGTCAGCCATCAGGGCTTGCTGGAGGGCGTCGCGCTGGGCTTGGCACTGTCCGACGGCTGAAAGAACACGTCGGATACCGTCTTCACGTAGTCCGGCCGCGCCATCAGGCTCGCCGGCACCGGAGGCAGCAGCGGACACTGCATCGGTGGTTGCACGGCAGGTCGCCCACTGGTCGCGCAGCCGGCGAGTGCCAGCATCGAGAGCAGCGATAGCGCGGTCGGCTTCGGCGTGAGCATCGGTCTTTCCTTCCTCGTAGGCCTGGGCCGCCTTGTTCAGGGCTTCATCCCGGGCATGCTGGGCGATCAACTGGGCGTTGACGGCGTCGGCACGCTGGGCCGCCAGGGTGGCGCGCTCACCGTCCCAGGCGGATTGCTTCTCGGCGAGCGCCATGTCGCCAGCGAGAACGGCGTTGTGGTGGCCCAAGGCGTAGCCACCGAGGACGAGCGCAAAGGCGATCAGGGCGACGATCGTGTACTTCATGCGGGCTTCTCGCAAAGGGCGCGCACCACCTTCTGGCGGTTCACGAGTCCCTGGTTGCGCTGGCCGGCGGCGTAGACCCAGCGGGATAGCTCGGCGCACATGCCAGCCATGTCGCCCGCATTGGCCTTGGCCTGGAGGCGAGAGCCGCACACGATGGCCGGGCCAGCGTTCACGACCGCCAGGGCCAGCGCCGCGCGCTCGTTCATGGACAGCGGCGAGGTGATGCAGCGGTCGATGGCGTCGTTCGCCTCGGCCAGGTCTCCCGCCCGGTATTCGTCGCACTGGGCGTCGGTTGCGACGTCGCCGGGCTTAACGCCGCGCGTATGGCCATCGCAGATGGTCCAGGGAGCGCCACGCGTCGCCGGGTCGGGATAGGCCACGTGGCGACGACCTTCCAGCTTCGTGAGCAACGGTGCCGCCAGCAGTAGGGCCGCGGCGATCGCTCCGGCGAGCAGGCGAGGCTTCACGCAACCGCCTTCGGATCGCGGGACTCGCGCCGTACCTTCCAGACGAGGTAGAGCGCCTGCATGGCCAGGTAAGCCAACGTCGCGATGCTTACCCAGTCCTGCAGCGTGTAGCCGCTGGATTGTGCGGCCACGACGACAGCTGGAGGCGTGAGCTTGCCAGCCGCGACACCGACCTCGGTGGCGATTTCCTTGGTGAACATCGGGGCTCCGAGGAGATAGGGGTGGCCGGTCACGTCAGGGGAAACGGGACCAGCCGAAGGCCTCCGGGGATGAGGCCAAAACGAAGAAACCTGGCGCTTGGCCAGGTTCCGTGACTTGTATCATTGGGTACGAAGTTCGTTTCGATTAACCCAGTCGACCTCCGTACGCATTCTCCGTGCTTTTGAACACAGCCTCGAACGCAGCCCTGACACTCACAGGATCGTCTTCCCGTAACAGCCAAGATACGCCTTCCAATCACTACAAACCGAGAAAAATGATGTTCTTCGAAATTGAGGGCACTCAGATATGCCTACGGCATGTTGCTGCCGTCGGACCAATCGATACTCTCCCCGCTGTAGGTCCCGGGGTTTGCCAGTTCATCGTCTACTTAAGCGGCGGTCTTCAGCTATCGTCGGTTCACCAGAACTCTCACGGTGCTGAAGAGTTTCGAGGTGAACTCTTGGAAGCCGTGGCTGACGCGTGCCGTTAGAGGCTACACAGACAGCGCCCCAACCAACGAACCTGTTCAAGGCTAGCCCGATGCCGAGGCAGAGCGGGTACTCGATCTCGGCCGCGTGTTTGCTTGGAGCGGCCGAAGAGGCAGACCCATTGTACAAACCGAAGCGTATACCCGGGAAGTATACAAATTGACCTTATCTCTCCTGCACCCATCCGACGTCACGCCGTAAGGGGCAAAGGCTTCAGCGCGTGAAGCAGACACGACTCTGCGGCGCTCAGTTCGTCGCGGACGAGGTCGAAGAGCCATTGATAGGCAGGCTCCCAGCTCTTCAGGAACCCTGCCCGGGTCTTGCCTAGGCGCTTCGCGCGCCACGATGAGCCGTGAGCGACAGTGCCATGACCGAGGCACCGATCGCACGTGCGCGGATTGCCCTTGCGGTCGCGCAGGTCGCGGCCACCGCACTCCGGGCAGGAGCGGGGATTGCCCAGTTCATCCATCACGGCGAGCCGGATTCGGCCATAGACCTCCGACATCTTGAGCGGCTCGCGCTTGGTTACCCACGCCGGCCAGCGATTCCTGTCGGCTCGACGGAACGCGGATTCCTCGCGCGCGTGCTGGGTGGGGTCGCACGTGGCCATTCGCGCCATGGCGGCATCGGCTGCGCGCTCGAGGCGGTTATATTCCCCAAGCTGTGCCAAGGTCATCAGCGTGAGCATCTTCTGCCGGTTGCGAGCAGCACCGTCCGGCCAGTGAACGAGCATCAGCGCTTCGCGACCCAAGCCATCCGGAACCATTCCCAGCGCGGCGGCGATGTCCTGGGGCGTCAGCGAGGGCGTGCCTCCGGCACCGACGTCAAAGCGCACGTTCTTGGGATTGAGTCGAGCCATCAGGAGGCCCAAGCGCTCAGAGGGTTCAAGGACGGTCACGCCCGCGCCTCCCGATCACCCTTCCACTGCGCCACCAAGTCGCCGGTAATGTCGTCGGCCGTAATGCCGTCACTATAGGTGCCCACAATGCGGTCGGAGTATTGACGAACCATGGCTTTGCTGAACGGGTGCGTCGCCGGCATGGCGTACACGCTTCCGTCGGTGTCCATGCTCACCTGTGTGGGTCCCGCGGCTCGGACCAGGGCGTGAATCTGCTCCCCTACGGCCGCGGCGCCCAGCGCGCCGGCACGCAATTGGCCGATGGGTTCGATCTGAGTATTCGACATGGGAAACTCCGGGGTCAGGTGCCGTGCGACCTGCACGCATGGCTTAGAGAGGCGTCTTTTGCTTAGGGCGGCCATTTGGTCAAGCTGCCTCTTGCGCACTTCGATAAAACTCGACCATCGACCGCGCGCGCTGGTCGTGCTGGGCGAGGAACTGATGCGAGGCTGGATCGAACCAGAGCAAAATCTTGGGCTCGTGTTCCCCATTGCGCTGTTTGTGGGTGATGAGCATGGTCCCGGCCATCTCCAGAAGTTCCTGCGGAACGTCGGCGCCCTGGCTGACAAGCTTCGCGATAGCTTCTTCGCGCTTCTTGTTGCGGAACACTTCGACGATGGTGTCGACCATGTCGGTGAGCGCGCCGGTGCCCTTGACGGACATCTTCCCGGACGGTTTGTATTCGTCCTCGCCCTTGCGCATGTGGTGCACGAGCATGACGTGGACGTCGTGTTCCCTGGCGAAGTCGGTGAGGCGATCGACGAGGCCTTTCTGCCCGTTGTAGTCGTCCTCGGCCAATCCCAGTTTCGCGAGGTTGTCGATCACGAAGAGGCAAATGCCGTACCGTTTGGCCGCGTAGGAGAACACCTCGATGATGCGGTCGACCTTGGCTGTGCCGACGCAATCGAAAACCCACAGAAGATCGGCCGTCGACTCGCTGATGTAGCGGACGTATTCCTGCGTCGGGTTGGCCAGACCGGAGACCTGGCGATACATGCGCCGTAGCCACTTCGCCGGGCGGAACTCCATGCTCGCGATGCACGCCCGGTAATCCTGCACGAAAGCCGCGTGCGCCACGATGTGGCCTACCACCTCGCTCTTTCCGTGCCCGTTGACACCAGGCCACAGGCTGACCTCGCCACCACGCAGCAGAAGGCGGCCATCGACCTTCTTCCACGGCATGCGGATGCCGCTGTCGACATGCTCGAACTCGCGCCACACCTCGTCGGCGAAATCGTGGGCCGGGCGCAGCTCCATCGGGTCGCGCGTGCGCGCGTCGCGGATACAGCAGGCGATCACGCCATCCTCGATGCCCTGCATCAGGCATTCGTTGGCATCCTTCGCGGGGAGCTCCACCACTAGGCAGCGCTCGACGCCGAGACGGCGGATCACCTGCTCGAGCCCCGCCTGACCCTTTTCGTCCATGTCGTAGGACAGGAAAATCTTGTCGAACACCGCAAGTCGGTCGAACTCGGATTCGATCCAGGAGCAGGAGCCGGCGCCCGTAGGCACGCTCAGGGCTGGCCAGCCGTAGGCATGCCATGCGATGGCGTCGAGCTCGCCCTCGCAGATGACCACGGCGCGCGCGTTCGGGCTGATGGCCTGCCAGCCGAAGAGGATCGGCTCGCAGTCCTTCTCCGCGCTGAATTCCTTTGGCAGGCGCCGGTACTTGGCGAACACCAGCCGCTCGCCATTGGCGCCGAGCAGGAATGGAAACATCAGCCGGTCGCCGCGGCTGCGCAGGCGGTATGCAGCGACGCTCGCGTCGGGAAGCTTGCGGACGTCACGCAGCCAGGCGGCATGGGTCTCCGACAGCGACTCGATGCCCTCCCGGCTCGGCTTGCGGTACTCGCGCACGGCCTTCGGCGGCATGGGCTCCCGGCGGATGCCGAGGAAGTCCTGGGCCTCGGCGATCGCCTCGCGCATCGACAGGCGATGCACCGTCGCCCACAGGTCCAGCAGGTCGCCGCTCTCGCCGGTCGAGAAATCCGACCAGACGCCGGCCTTCGTGCCCTCCAGGCACACGCTGAGGGAATCCCCCGCCGCGCCCGTGGTGTCGCCGCATTTCCACTCGCGCCCCGCGCGCTTGCCGTTTGGCAGGAGCTTGCGCACCACGGCGTCGGCCTGCCCCGAGAGGCGCTCGGCGATCTCGCTGGCCTTCATCTGGGTCATATTGCGCCCACCATGAACTCGGCGAGCGGGTCTTCGCCGCCATCGTCCACGCCGCTTTGGGCGGACGCTTCGTCGGTCCAGCGCTGCTGGTTCAGGTACGTTGCGGGGTGAGGGGCGTAGCGAAAGTTTTCGCGCCTCCAGTCGGGCGTGGCCGCCTTGGCCTGCACATCGGCAACGATCGTCACAGCCAGTTCGGCGCCCGGCTTGAGCTTGGCCCACGCCTTGGCGGCCGCCTGCTTGGAGACCTTCTTCGGGTAGACCGCCCAGAATTCGGCGAACAGCGCGTCGAGGTCATCGCCAGATGACCGGGTCTCTAGCTTTTGCTTTTCTGTCCCTGTCCCTGTCCCTGTCCCTGTCTTAGCCGTGTCGGGTGCGTGACATGTCACCGTGACAGGTTGTGTGACATTCGTGACATCATCCGTGACAAGTGACGTGACATTGAGCATTCGCGTCACGGTGTCATCTAGGTGGTTTCGTGTGACTATCTCGCGTAGCTTCGCCGTCTTCTCGTCCCAGGCTGGCACCACACCGATTGTGCGCAGGCAGGCGAACGCAGCTTTTCGCCACGAACGTTCGCGGCGCTTTCGTTCAGCCTCGTTCTCCTGGTTCTCACGATGTGAGCTTCGGCTCTCCCACGCCTCCATTGCCTTTTCTGCGACCACGGGATGGTAGAGCCGCCCGTCGTCACACTTCTGGAAGCCACGAAGGGCGCCCTCCCGTACCTGTCGCCAAGACGTGAGATCTCGGCCAAATCCGGCAAGGTAGGCTAGCTCCACGTCATCGTCGGGCAGACTGGCAGCGGGGATCTGCACCCAACTCGCACACCACAGCAGGACGGCAGAACGAAACTCGTCGCCGGATGCCTTAATGGCGAGTTGACTGTCACGCAGGCGAGCGACGTCCAACGGCATGAAGGGCATGCCGCGCAAGTCGACATCAGCGGGCACGAGAGGCTGCACGAATCAGTCCTCGTCCCGGTAGAGCTCTGCCAACCGGTGCAGGTCATCCAGGTCGGGACTGATGTTCTTCGCAGAAACAACGAACTTGCATTCGGCCGCAGCATGAGTAAACGCCCCAGAGATAAGCAGGGCGCCTTCCTGATCTGAGGGTTTGAAGTGATCAGCGAAGCGAGCGTCGGCCTGGGCCATCGCCATCATCTCCCCGAAATGCATCAGGCGCATGAGAAGGCTCTGGCGCACATCTTCGGTGAGGTGCCTGGTCTCACGAACAACAGCCATCATTCCGCGGTTGATCGGAATGTTTGTCAGATACCAACCGCCCGGCTCGTCGTCCGGACCGGGCCCTCCCTTTAAGTGATAGCCTGGCATCGTCCCACGCGCTGCCTGCTCATAGAGCTTGAGTGCGAAGTTGAAGGTATCGACGGGAATTGGTTGATCCATCGTCTCGGCAAGCTGTGTCAGCGACTTTCCGAGCGAAGTCTTGCGCGGCTGGTTGCGTGATTTGTTGCGTGATTTGCGCTTCATTGAATAGCTCCCAGAAACCTAGTCGAAGATCGCCACGCCAACCCGCTAGGCTCGAGCTGTCCGCCGGGGATCAATCCGGCGTTAGGACGTGACGAAACTCGTGTTGTCGGCCAATGCTGACCGCTTTGCGTTCATTCCACCTTGGTGGCTCGATCGGAAATTCCAGAGAACTGGCGAGCCAACTCTTCCACCTCGGCGTTCGCCTGGCCGGCTGCGCGGCGCTTCTCTACGATGTCGTCGAGTTCGTGCGGCTCGATCACGCCGTCCTCGATCGCCTGGATCACGGACGAGTAGAGTTCGTAGTTGATGCGCTGGGCACGAAGCAATTGCTCGGCCAGGGAAAGATCGCTACTCCCTGCCCCATGGCCCTCGCGCACCATCTGGAAGCCAAATTCGGCGATAAAGCACCGGGCCAGGGCGTATGGCTCGGGCACACCGGCCTCCGCGGCGAACGCGCAAAGCTCATGCGCCTCGACCAGGGTCAGATGATGCGTGGTGTTCGATCGAGTCAGCTTGTTGCGCAGTACGTGTGGGCTGATGCCCATCGCTGCGGCCATGCCTGCGTAGCTGCCTGGGTACGCAAGCACCGTGCGCTTCGCCACATCGAGGATGTTCACTTTTGCCTCCCGGCGAACATATTTTTGGAGCCGTGATCGCGTTACCTTGCCGCCATCACACAGGGGAAAGTCATGGAATCGAATGTCGTTTCATTACTTCGAGCTCGGCGCCAGATGCGACGCCAGAGAGCGGGAAAGGAATTTCGGCCGCCGCCCGGACACCAGGCTGCCGTCTTGTGCCTGCCGATTCGGCGCCGCCCGAGGCAGAGGTTGAAGTTCTCCGCGCGATAAGCTGGGTGTGCGACCACACCAACCACCCGCGCGGAGAACTTCATGGAGAGCCAGAGGATCACCAACGAGCAGGCAACGGCCATGCTCTTAACCACGCAGCATCGGCTCATGGCCATGGAAATCATGGTCAGGGCGCTCACGAAGACTCACCCGGATTCGGGCCAGCTTGTGGAGGCCGTCCGTTTCTTCGAGGAAGCGATGAATCGTTCGCTTGTCGGCTTGATGCCGGATCGGACGCGCGAGTTTGTTCAGTCGTACCTAGATCAAGCCGGGTTAGGCTGACGTATCGACTCAACGGAGCGAACGCCGCTTCGGCGGCAGCTCGCTCCGCTTTCGTCGGCTTGTTCAGCCAGTCCCGGACGGCAGTTCGGATATTCATGTCAGGCCGCCTTCCCGCTCAAGCGAGGCAAGGCTATTCGGTAGGCTATAACTCGGCCCTTCCGGTCACGCTCCCAGGAAAGGTCTGCGCGAAGCGCTTCGCAGCGGATGCCCGTGCTTTTCTCTATAAGTGGGCATGTGATCGGGGGCGGACGGCCAGAGACGAACAACCAATCCCAAACGTGCCCTTGCCTGACGCCTACCGCGCGCGCTAGAGCGGCTTGGCCGCCGGCAATAGCCACGGCATTTGAAAGAGCTTCATTGAGAACGGGTCGCTTCATGCGACAGGAAGATACAGTTATGACTGTGACAAAGCAACAGTTCAAACTGTTTGCTACAAATCGGCCTGTGACCGACAATGCGCTCATGACATTGGGCGAACGGATCAAACAGGCGCGCGAGCGAGCCGGGCTATCTCAAGCGGCGCTCGCTCAAGCTGCTGGGATCAGGCAGCAAACGTTGTCTGCTCTGGAAGCCGGGCGAGCTGCCACAACGCGGAGCATCGTTCCGCTAGCAGAGGCCCTAGGGGTTCCCGCAACCTGGCTAGAGCGTGGAGGTCCAGAGACCATAGAAGGGCCACGCCGGGCCGCATCTACGGACATCTCGTGGACGGACTCTGGACGCACTCCCAATGGCGAGCCGGTCTACCGATCCCTCGATGAATGGCTCAAATCCCAGGGAGTTAATCCCTCTTCAATGCATGTCTGGATCCAGCGCGGCTCTGCCATGGAACCTACGTTGCATGAAGGCGATTCGATAGCGGTCGAGATCGGGGATCACGATATCGTGGACGGGGCCATCTATGCCATAGAAATGGCGGCAAAAATACGGTTCAGGCGGCTTCGCGAGACGGCAGGGGGCGACCTTGTAATCGCGAGCGATAATCCGGACAAAGTCCGATTTCCGGACGAGATCATCCCGTTGGATAGGCGTAGCGACGTATTCGTTGTCGGCCGAGCCGTATACAGAGCCGGCCCCCTAAAGTGACTCAACAGTTTTAACTGTTGACTTTTACAATTATAACTGTAGCATGAGCCCATCGACCACGTCCGGGAGGACATCCGATGGGCAGGACAGCTACCGCCACCGCTCGCGTTTCCCTAAGCGACGCGGTTTCTGAACCGACTGAGCGCCACCCCTACGCCGACGCGTTGAAGCTCGTCGATGCGTCGACCAAGCAGAGCGTGCTCGCCGACGACCCGATCCGAACGCCCGAGAAAGATGCCTTCGCCCGTGCGATCAAACAGCTCGGCGGAATCAAAAAGGGTGCGGAACGGACAAATCTATCCGAGCATTACCTCCTCGAAATCATCTATAGCGGGATTGCTCCCGACGCACATGACTGCGCCAACGTCGAAAAGGCGTGCAATCGCGCGGTTACCTGCGAAGAGATGCGCAAGGATCTCGTGTGGTTTCGCGATCCCGCCGGCGAGGTGGTGGGTTATGCCGAGCGGATCGACGCTTCCGCACATGACCTCGATGCCGCTATCGCCGAGCATGTGCGCCAGAAGGCCCCGGCCACATCGTCCAACGGATCGCTCGACTCTCTCTTCGGAGGCCAGAACAAGAACGCCATCCAGTTCTGGCAGAACGTGGCGCTCACTTCATGGTCAGAAGAAGCCCTCAAGGGCTGTACCGACGAGACCATGGAGCGAATCGCAAACGGCGCGGAGAATCTCCTTTTTGGGTTCGAGCGCGGCATCGCTTCCGCCAACAAGATTATTTGGGCGGCCATCCAGTCGGAGTGGCTCGACATGAAGGTAATCGCTGACCTTAACTGGCTTCTGTCAAGTATCGGCGAGTATGCCATCGAGCTTCGTCAGCTCAAGAGTGACGCGGAGTATCGCCGGAAGGAACGTGGCGCATGACCTCGACAGAGTTTCGCCCCGCCGACGCCGCGACCAGGGGACGCGATTACGTTGCCGAGGTGCGCCGAAGCCACGAAAGCGCGGGTCATAAGCCCGCCTTCGGAAGGCATGTCATGAGCAACGTCTTCCCACCCAGATACATGCAGGTCGCTCGTCTCATCCGGCGCTACGGTCGCCGGATGGGAGCCACCGAAGAGCAGATGCGTTCAGCGATAAAGGCAGGCATTCCGCTTTTGAGCAAGCGAACGCCGGAGTCAATTGCCTGCGAACACGCGCAGGCGTTTCGCGCGAGCGCCATGGCGGAGACAGCCGTGCTGGATATGCGCTCGTAATCCCGTGGACCGCGATGACGTGAGCCCTATTTGGACTGACGAGCTATGCCGCGCTAGCCAGGTGCCGCCCTCGAGAGTAAGTATCATGCCCTTTCTCATTCGCCATGGCAGCCTTGGAAATGAACAGTGGTCTATGGTTGACCCCCGAGGAGGTCGAGGAGCTAACCGGCGACGCAAAGCCCTGCAAGCGCAGGAGTACGCAGTGCCGGCGGCTCGCAGAAATGGGCATTCCGTTCATCACGAACTACGGTGGACGCCCACTTGTCGAGCGCGCGGCCGTGCTGAAACAGCAGAAGGCTCCTCCTACCAAGAAGATAGAGCCCAATTGGGACGCCATGACCGAATGGAAGAAGCCTCGAAAACGCACTTAACCCACATCCCCGAGGATGGAGCGATGTGGCGTGAGGCCACCAGCGGCACCGAGAGCGCCCTCGAAAGTGCGGAACGCGTGGCTGCTCTGGCCGATCGCTGGGTGAAGCCGACGGCACTGCCATCACTACGGCTTCCGGTTATCCGTCTGCACGTTCCATCGATTCGATAGTCGCCTCTGCAGATTCACGAAGCTCGTGATCGTCAACGTTCTCGTTGTGCGGGTCGACAAATTTCAATTGAACCCTGCCATCGAAGGTCTCAATCACCGAGTAGTAATAGACCTTTCCACTTTTCGATGTGTACTTGCCAAGGTTGCTAGACATGCTTGAACTTCCCCTGTCGATGAACCCCAGTATAGTGCGGGCCGTCCGTGCGATCCGCAACTGATGCTCTTGTCAGGGGGCCAACTCCGCTCCTTCCGCGCAGGCTGGGCCGTGGTGATCGGCGCCTTCGGTGCTGGCCATCACTTCCGCCGGATCGGCGGCGGCGGCGATACTGTCGCGGCATGCGGCCTGCGCGCGCCCGTTGCGCTGCTCTACGGCATCGGAACCTATGAAGCCTGCCTGCGCTGCCGGAAGACACGCGCCGCCCCGTCCGACCGGCGGACATGCATCGAAATCCTGAAGGAGGGGTCGCATGTCGGCTGACCTGTGGCTTTCCCGCGCCGAGATCGCGCAAATGTCCCGTGCCAGCACGAAGCGCTTGCAGTTGCAGTTTCTCCGCATCAACGGCATCAAGCATTATGTCGACCGGCATGGATGGCCCGTCGTCGCACGTGCGGTAGCCGAGGCTGAGGGCGCCATACCCCCCAGGGACGACGCTGGTGTGTGGAAATCGAACAAGCTGAAGGGTGCGGCGTAACGTGGGAAGGAAGCCGAGCAAGCCAGGGGCTATTCCTCGGCTCCGTGCCCGCCGGCAAAACTCCGGCAAGGTGCACTACTACTACGACCACGGCGGTAAGCCTCGCGTTGAGGAGCCATTGGGTAGCGACTATGGCCTGGCCATCCAGCGGTGGGCCGAACTGGAGCGTGGCCGCGACGCGGCTGAAAGGGTTGCGCAGGTGATCACGTTCGCCTACGTGGCGGAGAAGTATCGGCTCGAGGAGATTCCCAAGAAGGCGCCGGAGACGCAGCGCGGCAACATGCGCGAGCTGGCCAACCTACTGGAGTTCTTCAATGACCCGCCTGTGCCCCTGGAGGCGATCAAGCCCATCCACGTCCGCCAGTACCTTACATGGCGAGCGGAGCCGCGCGTGCGGCTGACCAAGGACAAGAAGCCGATGAAGTCGACGGGTTCTGGCCTCGTGCGCGCGAAGCGCGAGAAGGCGCTGCTGTCGCACATCTGGAACTTCGCGCGCGACAAGGGCTATACCGCCCTAGCCAACCCGTGCACCGGCATCAAAGGCGTGAAGGAAAAGGCCCGCGACGTCTACGTGCACGACGACGAGCTTGAGGCGCTGCGCAAGCATGCTGACCAACCGCTGCTCGACGCCCTCGACCTAGCGTACCTCTGCGGCCAACGGCCGGCGGATACCCTGCGCATGGACCTGACGCACATCCGCGACGGGGTGCTGACGGTGAAGCAGGAGAAGACCGGCAATAAGGTGCCGATCGAGGTCGAGGGCGAGCTGGCTGCGGTTCTTGAACGAATCGCTGAGCGCAAGGCCGGGTACAAGGTCCACGCCACCGCCCTTGTGGTCGACGAGGCCGGCCGCCGCCTGACCAGGGACCAGCTACGCTACCGATTCGATAAGGCACGAGAGGCGGCCGGGGTGGCGTTCCAGCTACGCGACCTCCGCGCCAAGGCAGGAACGGACCGCGCAGAGTCCGCCGGCGACGTGCGCCAGGCCCAGAAGCTCCTGGGCCACACCTCCGTCACCACGACCGAGCGGTACATCCGAAACCGACGCGGGGCCAAGGTCAAACCGATCCGATAA